TCAAAACCTGCCGTCCCGCAACCGTTCAGTAAGCTCGTTGCGATCGCGAGGACGGCGAGCTGCTGCTTCCAGCATCTGGCTTTGGACATCATTGACCTTCTCCGTGGTTTCAAGGCGCTCGGCGAGGCGTCCCGCCCGCTCCCCGGAGCGCCGCAGGGCAAACAGGAAAAGAAGGATCGCTAAGGCTGTGACGCCGTAGCGGAGCGCTGCGCGTGCCCATGCCGATCCGGCGAGCGCAGCGAGGAGGCCGCCGATCATCGCCGCCCCCGTTTCCAGTCGTCGAGCCGAGCATAGATCGTGACCGCGATGCCGCCGAGCGCCACGGCGATGAACACCCAGCGCAACGTGTCGAGATACGGCACGAGCGGCAGGATGGCGGTCTGGGTCTCGGCCAGGACGCTCTGCGCCACCTCGACCCCAGCCGCGCCCAGCGTGGCGACACCGGCCGCGCCACCACCCTTCATGGTGCGACTGTCAGCCAGCACCTCGCGCGCGGGCGGTGTCTCGGCCGCGAAGGGAACGGCACGTGCCGGGAACCGCTCGCCCCACTGGCGTGCGGGGCCGAGGTCGACATGGATGAACCCAGAGCGCGAATAGAAGCCGAAGCCGAGGAACCCGACCTCCCGCGCCGCCGCCTCGAAGGCCGCCGGGTCGTGGTTCGCCATCGCGATGTCGAAGGCGGCGCCCTCCATGTGCTTCGAGCGTTTGGCACCGCCCACCGCTTGGTTGTGCTCGGGGCTGCGATAGGCCGAGCGGACGATCAGCGGCTTGCCCAGCCGGTCCCGCAGCGCCTGCAGGCTGTCGAGCGCCGGTTCGTTGACAAGCAGCTTGCCGGTGCCGCGGCACGCAATTTCGGCCGGGCTGAAATTCGGCCAGCGCCAGGCTTTCTCCGGCAAATCGCGCCAATGGTCGAAAAAGGTCGTAGTCATGGTATCCTCCAGAAACGAAAAGACCCGCCTCGGAGGCGGGTCGATTGGACTGACAGTTTGGAGTGGCGAGCGGCTATGGACCGCCACCGAAGATTTTGAGCTTGATCGCGATGCCCGCGAGCAGTGCCAGCATGACGCCGGTGGTGATCATGCGGACGGCGGTCTGCATGGCGGTGCGACGCACCAGACGGACGCAGTCGAGCAAGGATCGCAGGTCGCGGATGTCGAGCGCTGCCTCTTCACCGTCGAGGCCCACATCGGCGAGCGCGCGTTTCGCGCCCTCTTCTGCGGCGCGTGCCAGCATGGCCTCGAACTCGGCGTCGGGCATGCGCACGAAACTCTGCTCGGATCGGGGTGGTGTCATGGGTCAGTCCTCCCGATGCTCAGCCGACCTTGCAGCCCCAAAGGGACGTGTGATCGGCCGCGAAATACCCATCCTGCGCGCGGAAATACCCCTGGAGCTCAACCGTATCGCCCGCAGTCAGCGGCACCATGGTCTGCAGCCAGAGGGCCGTCGCTTCCGAGACATGCGCGCCGCTGATCTCGCCGTAGGACCCTCGGATTTCGGTTGCGCCATTCAGCACAAGGCGACCGCGCATCCGCGCCGCTGTGCTGGAATTGACCTTGTAGAGCAGCGTCGCGCCAAAGAGGTAGGTGCCATCCACGGGGGCTGTGAACATGTTGGTCCCGGCATCAAACCCACCCTGGTCGTTGTAGTCGGTGTTGTTCAGGCCGATCTTCGTCCAGGTCCCGACGCCCACGTAGTTGTCGTAGTTCGTGTACGCCTTGAAGCGCGGCATCCGGGGCTGGTCGACGATGCCGTTGGCGTTGTCGACGCTGAGCCCGTCGAAGAAGGTGCTGCCGTCGGCCGAGACCGCGAGCCGGAACCTGTCCGAGCCGAACAGCCCCACCAGCGCCTTGGTCACGAAACCGGTCTGCAAGGTCAGACCGAGATCGTCGCCGGCCGCCTCCTTGTTCATGGTGTAGAAAAGATCACCGGTGCCGCCCTCGGCCACGGTCTTCGCGGTCCAGAGCGCGGCGTTGAGCTTGGCCGAGAACGGATTCGACGCATCCGCCGTCGTGCCGATCCCGAGGAGCGCCATGTTCTGCACCGCCGCCGGTGTGGTCCCGGTCCAGCCCGCGCCGTCGTAGACCAGCAGCAGCCCCTCGTCCTCGACCCATGCCCGCCAGCCGGTCCGGGGTGGCAAGCGGATCCAGGCGCCGTCGGTCCAGCGCGCGACGTTCAGATCCCAGCCCGCCCAATCGCCCGTCGCGCCTGATGCGACGATGTAGCGGTCGCCATCGGCGGGGCTGCCAGGCGGAGCGGTCAGGTCGCGGTTGAGTACCGAGAGCTGGATCAGCCCGTCGAGCAGCCGCAGTGCCTCGTTGTGGGTGACATGTTTCTGTGCCTGCGCCGCGAGGATGTACGGGAGCAGCAGGTTGGTCGTGGCGTCGGACATAGCGGTCCTCAGAGTTGGAGCGTGATGGTTTTGGCCGCACCCCGCCCAATGATGGCGGAGAGCTGGAAGATGCGGATATCGAGCGTGTCGCCGGGACCGATCAACGCGCCCCAGTCGGCGGTCTGCTGGGCGGCGGTGTAGAGCGCGGTGGTGTTGGTCGCGCTCAGCACCCGTTTCACGGCAACGCCATCGAGGATCTCGATCTCGTAGGCCTCGGTCTCCTCGACGAGCGGCACGTCGACCGCGCCCCAGTTGTCGGCCGCGACTGCGCGGGACCGGCGAGTCCAGCGGATGGTCAGATCGCCCGGCACACGTGGTTTGCGCCATGGCTGCTCGACATGGGCGACCGAGAATGGCCGCAGCCCGGCACCGGCGGGCGTGAAGGCCTCCGCGACATAGGTCTCGTCGCTGACCGACCGGCTCGCCGGGCCGATGCGCCAGTTCCACGGGATGCCGAGATCGGCCTCGGCGATGGGCAAGGAGGCGAGTGCGTCGTCCAGCACGACGACCCGCGCGCCCGCCACAACTGGGTTTGCCATGGCACCTTCGGTCCCGCGCTGACCGCGCAAGAGTCGCGTCAGGCGATACCGACCTGGCGCGATAAGCTCGGCAGCGCTCGCCTGGACGATTTCCCAGACGCCGGGCGCGCCCTCGATGGCGAGCGCGTTCGCCCCGCCGAACAGGGTCAGGTCGGTGACACTTTCCAGCGTGCCGGTGAGCAGATCGACCACCAGCGCATTGCCAAGATCGAAGCGTGAAGTTGGACCGGCGTAGAAATCCGAAACCAGCGTCCCGATCCGGGCACGGCCGCCAAATGTCGTCAGCAGCTCAAACGCGTCCGCCGATGGGCTGCGGAACACCGCCATCTCGCCCGGCCAGGGAGAGGCATGGGCAGCGATGAAGGGCCGATGTGCGGGCTGATCCTCCGTAAGCTGCGGCAGGTCCAGGATCACCGCCTCGGGCGCGCCGAACACGACGGCCTGCGACAGAGCAGAGGGCCGCGGCGCGCCGGGCGGCAGGTCGTAAGCCTCGCGATCTTGGCGAACGGCCTCGATGCCGCGCGCGTCGGCATCGGCGATCGAGACGAGCCGCAGCGGGATGTGCCGCCCGTCATGTTCCAGCTTAACGACATCGGCCGGGTCTAGCGCCAGCCGCGAGGGCGGCAGACGAAACGCGGCCATCTCCCGCCCAGTCCATGCTTCCATCAGCGCGCGGCGGCAGCGGCGCTCGGCCTCTTCGGGCGGGACCGCCATGGGGAAGCTTTCCGAAGCGATGCGGGTCGTATCTACCGTGATCCGGCGCGCCTCGACGAGGGCGGCGTCGTAATCCTCGTCGGCGCGGGCGACTTGCCATTTCAGCGCCTGCGGCAGTTCCGTCTCCTGCGCGCGCGTGAGCTCTAGCACGTCGCCCTCGCGGGCGGCGACCAGATCGTCGGGTGCAAGGGTGGCGACGGAGGCCCGGCCGCGCATGACGAAGCGGATCACGCCTTCGGTCTCGACCGCGTCGAAGCCGAAGTGGCGCGACAGCGTGGTGATCGAAGCACGCGGGCTTTCTAGCGCACCGATCGCGTAGCCCTCGACCGCGCCCCACAGGCCGGAGACATCAATACGGTCCTCGGTCAGCCCGGCCCGCAGGCAGAGGTGCCGCACGAGCGCTGCCAGAGATACCGCGCCAAGCCTCCCGGTCAGCCAGTGGCCCAGCCGCCAGTTTGCGCCGTCGGTCCAGACGTCGGTCAGCGCCGGGAAGAACGGATAGGGCCGCGCGTCCCATGTCCATGCGGCGCATTCCGGCACATGCACCATGCGGGCGCCATAGATCGAGGACAGTGGGTTGTTAGCGGCCTCGCCCCACCAGAGATATGTCGCCTCGAGATAGGCGCGTTGGATCGCTTCGTCGCGCCAGCCGCGCGAGAAATGCGGCGTGAAGCTTTCGGACGACTTCGGATCGAAAAAAACGTTCGGCTGATTGGTGCCCCGGTCGATGGCGGGACAGCCGAGCTCGGTGAACCAGATCGGCTTGGACTGCGGCGCCCACGCCGTCGGCGTGCCACTCTCCACCCCGCCCGGGCGGTCGTAATGCAGGTTCGACCACCAGGCGCGCAGATCCTTGTAGCGGAACACCCATGGCTTTGCCGCCGCCCCATCGGTGATCGGGGTGCGCACCTGCGCCGACCGATCCGCTGCGCTGGCATAGAACCAGTCGAAGCCTTCGCCGCCCGCGATGTTCGCCTGCAGATAGGCACGGTCGTAGATTGCGGGCCAGTCCTCTTGCGCGTCCGCGTGCTCGAACCCGTCCCGCCAGTCGGAAAGCGGCATGTAATTGTCGATCCCGATGAAATCGATCTCCGGATCGGCCCAGAGCGGATCGAGGTGAAAGAACACGTCGCCGCTGCCATCGCCCGGCTGGTGCCCGAAATACTCCGACCAGTCCGCCGCATAGCCGATCTTCGTCACCGCCCCTAGGATCGAGCGCACATCGGCCAACAGATCCCGATACGCCTGCACGGCCGGATAGGTGGACGCGCCGGAGCGGATCGTCGTCAGCCCCGGCATTTCTGTCCCGATCAGAAAGGCATCAACGCCGCCCGCCGCTGCGCAGAGATGGGCGTAATGCAGCACCATGCGCCGCAGACCCCAGTCGCCGGATGGCCCGGTCCAACTGACGGTCTCGCCTGAGACGTTGAAGCTGGCGGGCGTCGCCGCGCCGAACAGTGCGGACACTTGCGTGGCGGCCGTACCGGTCTTGTCTACGCTCCCGACATATCCCGCCGCAGGCGAACAGGTGATCCTCCCCCGCCAGGGAAAGGCGGGCTGGCCCGTCTCAGCGGCGTTGTCGGAATACGGGTTCGGCAGCGTGTTGCCGGGCGGGACATCCATCAGGATGAACGGGTAGAAGGTGACGCGCAGCCCGCGCGCCTTCATCTCCTGGATCGCCTGCACCACCGCGAAGTCGGCGGGCGTGCCACCATAGACCGGGCGATCCTGATCATCGCGGCTGACCAGCAAGGCATTGGCGCGGCTGACGCCATTCACCGACCAGGCCGACGGGGTGGTCGGTTTGGCGGTGACCTCGACCCCGGGCCGCACCTTGCAATTTCCTGCCCGCAGATCATCGCCGAACCAGGCAACGACCAGCGACACGCTCTCGACTTTCGGGGCCATGGCCTGCAGTCGGTCCAGTGCCACCACCATGTCGGCGGTGCCGGTCAGTGCGTTGAGGTTTTCGGGCTCGGACGACCCGCCGCTGCCCTTTCGGATGCCCTGCGTGGCATAGGCGAACTCGCCGGATGCCGGGATCATGGTGACCGCCTGCGTGAGACCCTCTGCCGTGTCCGGATCAGCCAGCGGGCGGAACACCTCGAAACTCAGTTGCGGGATGCGGTTGCCATAGTTACCGAGCGGCAGGTCCTCGAAAACGACATAGGCGGTGCCACGATAAGCGGGCGTGTTGGCTGCGCCCATCTTCGCCGCAATGAACGGATCGGCCGTCTGGCTCTCATCGCCAGGATACCAGCGCCATGTGATCCCTGCGGTGTCCAGCAGCTTGCCGTCGGCCCAGATACGGCCAATCCCGGTGATCGGACCCTCGCAGAGCGCGACCGCAAAGCTCGCATAGTAGAAGTATTCGGTGGTCTTGACCTTACCGCCGCCACCACCGCCCTTACCACCGCCCTGCGTGGTGGTCTTTGTCTCCTCGCGGAAGTCCGTCGCCCAGATGATGTTGCCGCCGGGCCGCATACGGCCATAGAGGCGCGGGATCACCACACCTTCGGTGGCTGAGGTGATGCGCAGGTTGTCCATCCGCGCACCTTCGATCCGCTGGGTCGGCGCAAGCGACGAGATGATCCAGCTGTCGACGACCGAGCCAATGGTGGAGCCGATGAAGCCACCAATGGTCGCGGCGCTGACACCGAGGATCGCGCCACCAATACTGCCGCCAATGGCAGCGCCAGCGGCACCGAGAACGAGGGTGGCCATGTCGGGGTCTCAGCGTTGCGGGAAGAGGAAGGCGAAGGCGATACGCCGCCGCCAGGACGGGGTGAGCGCTTCCTCGATCACGCCGAGCCGCTCATAGGCGTGGAGGAAACTGTCAGGGCCGGTCAGGATCCCGACGTGCTTGGCGATGGCGCGCGGCCTCATTCGGAAAAGAACCAGCGCGCCGGGACCGACCTCGGTGGGCGAAACCTCGATCATCATAGCGCGCGCGCTCTCGGCCAGAACCTCGCGCGGGCCGGTCTCGCCCCAGTCCCGGCTGTAGGGCGGGATCGGGAATGGCTCGGGACCGACGACCTCGCGCCAAATGCCCCGGGCCAGTCCGAGGCAATCGCAGCCGACACCGCGCAGGCTGGCCTGGTCGTGGTACGGCGTGCCCAGCCAAGAGCGTGCGATGGTGATGATGCGCGCGGGGTCGGCTGATGCGAGAGGCTGCGTCACAGCACGCCTCCCTCGTGGCCACCATCCTTGGTGGCATAGCGCAGCACCGCGTCCTGGCCGGGGATATGCGGGAAACCGCGAAAGTTGGAGGTGTTGGCGAACTTCGCCCCGCAGGTCTCGATCCGTTTGTCGCAGCCAGCGCGAATGGTGAAGGCATCATCACCAGCGATGGACCGCACCGGCGCTTCCAGCAGCGTCAGCACCGCGATGCCATCCGTGACATCATGTGCAATGACCTCCGCTCGCCGCCCGGCATTGGCTCCCCTGGTCCATTCAACAGTGCCGAAGGTGAACCAGCCGGAATTGGACGCGCCCAGCCCCGAGGCGGTGAATGCCCGGTCGCGCAGCAGATCGATGACGGCACCAGTGCCCTTGAAGGCAGGGTTTTCCAGATCGACGCCGCAGCGCGCATCCCCAAGTGCCGCATCGCAGGTCGCCTGAAACGTGCGCCCGACCGTCTGGCCCAGCACATGGGCGAGCGAGCGGACCTCAGCGACGAAGGCCAGCCGCCCGCGCCGGATCTGGCCGATGGCCCCGCGCCGCATCAGCACGCGCTGGCTCGTGTCGGCCCAGTTCACCCGCCAGACCTCGACCTCGGCATTGTCCCAGCGGCCGTCGAGGATGTCGGTCTCGGTGATGCGGTCGGAGGTCAGCACGCCCTCTGCGTCCTGCGCATCCACCGACAGGTCCGAACCCGATCGCACCTCGGACGCGGTCAGACCGCTCTCTGGCTCGAAGTCGGTGCCGTCGAAGGCGAGCGTCCGGTCGTGGTCTGTGAAGCCGAAGGTGACGCCGTCGGCGCGGATAATCCGCCAGCACCAGGCCAGCGTCGTCGTGCTGTCGTCGAGATGTGCTTGCAGATCGGGGGTGATGTTTTTCATCTGCGGAGTTCCAGCAGCGGGATGGATGTGATTGAGCCCAGCCGCTCAAGGTCGAGTGTCACGTCGAGCACGTCGGAGTCGAAGCGGACCGGCACGTCGAACTCGAAGCCTGCTGTGATCGCGACGCCTGAACCCGGCGCGACGCTGAAGGTGACGCCGCCGGTCGTGGTATCGACCGACCATCCGGAGAGCTTCTCCACCCCACCGAGTGCAATGCGCACGACTCCGTCCACTGGCTTGGCGATTGTCCGTGTCCAGGACTGCGCCCCAGAGGTGTAGCGCTTGACCAGTTGGAACGCCGTCGTCGCGCCATCACCGGTGCCGATTGCCTGATCGGTCGGCGATGGCGTGCCCGAGGGAAGACAGGACTTGTGGTCGCCCCAGTCCTTGAACCGGAACCCATGCAGCCGACCGTTCCGCGCCTCGAAGAAAGCCACGACCGCCGCCAGATCGTCCGCGCGGCGGATGCCATAAGCGACGTCATAGCGACGGCGCGAGTTGGCCCAGCTGGCATTGCGCTCCTCGTCGCCGCTGGCCAGTTCGACGATCTGGGTGCGGCGTTCCGGCCCGCCGCGTGCGCCCCGGCTGATATTGTCGGGAAACCGGACCTCATGAAACGCCATTACATGCCCCTCCGCCCGAGGGACACGGCGCGGGCGATGTCCGCCGCGACCTGCGTCCTCGATTGCCGGAAGCTCTCGGCGTCGCGGGCCATGATCGTGACGTTGACGCCACCGCCCGCGCCGTAGCTCTGTGCTTCGCGGCGAGACAGCACCCGCTCACCGCGCTGCAGGATCGCAGGGACTTCGTCATGCCTCAGACCGGCAACGCCGCCGGAATGCATCCGGGGTGCCGCCGCGAAAGCCATCGCCGGGACCATCCGGCCTGGCGCAGAGTCTCCAACCATGCCGCCCGCATGCAGGATGTTCGCGAAGATACCACCCGCGCCGCCAAGCGCGCCGGAAAGCGCATTGGCGATCGGCCCCAGGATGAACCGACGCGCCGCCAGTTTCGCGAGATCGGCCAGCAGCGAGGTGACGAGATCGCGGAAATCCAGCTTGCCGGTCTTCACGAACGTAGCCACTGCATTCTCGGCCGATTGGAACGCGCCGACCAGCGCTTGGCCGATGTCCCCGCCAATCTCGCGTGCTTTGCTGGCATAGTCGCTGAGCGCTGCGGTGACCGCCTGCCAGCCGGTGACAGCCGTTTCGGTCGCGGGCTCCGCCGCAACGGCGGCAGCCCCGGCCGCAGCACCGGCACCCGTAGCCGCGCGACCTGCATCGCCGAGCGCGGTTTCCAGCCGCTCGGCCGCGCCAGTCGCCTCGGTCAGCGCGTCCGCGCCATCTTCATCGCTGCCCCGCACCGCATCGCGCTGGGCCTGCCAGCTGGCGAGTGGCGCACGCGCGCCTTCGGCCAAATCCCGCGCGGCACCGCGATACGTGTTGGCCGTGGCCAGTGCAGTATTGGCCGTCTGGGTGAGCCCCAGATTGGGGGATGTGAGCGGGTTGTTCTCGAACGCCCGGTCGAAGGCTGATTGAGCGGCGGCGGTCGCCGCGGTCGCTGCACCTTCAAAGCGGTTCTCGATCTGACCCAACTCAAGATCTGGAATGATCGAAATGCGCCGCTCGGACCCAAGCGCTTCCAGACCTTGGTTGATCCCGCCGATGAACGTGTTGATCCGCGAGACGACACCGTTCAGCATCGCCTCGACACCGTCGATCAGGCTGTTGGCCGCCTGAAACGCCAGATCACCAATGGCCGCCGGGAGCATTCCCCAGATTGCCTTGATCGCCTCGTATGCCCCCTCAAACGTGTTCGCGGCCGTATTGCCGAAGGCCACGACGCTTTCGATGGCGCTCTGCATGCCCGACGCCGCATCGGCCTTGAGGTCGAAAAACATCGCCGTGGCCGCAGCGCCCGCCGCTGCAGCGCCCATCCTGATGCGTTCCCAGACCTCGACCGCGAGGTCCTTCAACAGCGACATGGCCTCGCCGAAGCCGCCCGCGCCGGACACGAGGCGGGTGAACTGGTAGATGAGTTCACCGGCGCCGACGATCAGAGCGCCGATACCGGTGCGAATGAGCGCGCCACGCAGGACAACAAGCGCGGTGGCCAGACCGCGCACAGAGAGCGCGGCTGCCGCCAATCCAGCGACCCAGCGGCCCGCGAGGAAGGCCGCGAAGGTGGCGGCATAGGTGGTCAGGCGGCCGATGTTGTCGAAAAGCCCAGTGATGGCCTGGCCGAGCGGACCGGTTCGACCGGCGAGTGCCGCCATGGCCTCAGCCACCGCTTCCAGCGCCGGTGCTGCGGCAACGGCGAGTTGGTTCGACAGACCGCGCCAGATCAGTCCGAGCCGGGAGATTGCATCGTTCGTGCGCTCGATCTGGTCTGCGTCCTGTTCGGAAACGACGACGCCGAAGGCGAGAACGTCCTCGGTCGCCTGGCGCAGCGTCGCCGTGTCGATCCGGCTCATGGCGATGGAGCCTTCTTCGCCGAACAGCTGGCCCGCGACGGCCGCCCGCTCGGCCGCCGGCACGAAATCCTCAATGGCGGCGTTGATCGCGCCCACGCGCTCGTCGAGCGGCAGGGTCAACAGGTCGGAGGCCGAGAGCCCCAGCCGCTCGAGCGCCTGTGCTGCGGGGCCAGTCCCGGCGGCCGCCTGGCTGAGACGGCGCGTCAGGTCCTTGGTGGCCTGTTCGATGCCGGACATCGACACGCCAGCCAATTCGCCCGCCCGCTCCAGCGTCTGGATCGAGGCGACCGTGGTGCCGAGGGATTGGGCGAGCTTTGCCTGCGCATCCACCGTCTGGAGACCGGAGCGGATCATCGCAGCACCCGCCGCGGCCAGCGCCACCGTTGCGGCGGCCGCAGCCACCCGCGCGCGGCGCGCGAACGCCGCCATGCGCGCATTGGCCAGATCCATCTCGCGCGAGAGCCGCCCGAACCCCCGCGCGCCCGCCTCGCCCACGCCTTCCAGCTCGGCGCGCACCTGGCGGCCGCCCACGGCCGCAAGGCGGACAGAAACGCGCTTTTCAGCCATTGGAGTGATCCATCTGTTCGTTGAGTTTGGCCACCATCACCGCTTCGATGACTGGCAGCAGTTCAGCTGCGGCGGCGGGTGGCACGCCGAGTGCGTCGGCCAGCGCAAACGCCGCCGACATGTCCCAGCCGATCACCGCACCGGGCAGCACACGCAGCTGGCCGCCAAGACGGCCGACAAGGTCCCAGACCTGCCAGCCTTCAAAGGTTGCAGGTCGGTTCAGCCGCGCCGGGCAGTCTTTGCAGGCTTGCGCGCAAGCTTCGCTGGGTTCGCAACCCTCGCAGTAGCGGTCGCCCCCGCCGAAGGACCATTCGGCAAGGGCGCGGAGACGTTTTTTTCCTGTTCCAGCAGCAGGCCTTTGGAGACATAGCTCAGCTGGAAGGTCTCGAAGATCGGCCAAATGTCCAGCAGCGCATCGATGGCGTCGGGACTGGGGTCAATAGCATTGCCATCTTCGTCGCCGATGCCCTCCCAAGTCAGTATTGCACGCCGCGCGAGCGCCTTGGCGAAAGCGACGGCCCGTTCCTCATCAGAAGCGTCGGCAGGAACCGCCTCCACGGCGGGGTCGCTGCGCGTCGCAACCATCAGCGCCGTGGTCAGCGGGCGGAGTTGTACCCGGACACCAGGGACGAGGTCATGCCAGCGTGGTTCATTCGTCAGGTCGAGCGTCAGCATCAGTATACCTCAATGTCGTTGATCAGGGTGGCGGTGCACATCCGGCCGACGGTGCTGTCGCGGGCGGCCTGCCAGTCGAAGGTTGCCTGGACGCCTTGAGGGCCGGAAATCTCGATCCGGGGGCGCGGCAGATAGACGGCGTGTAGGGTGAAGGTGAAGCTTTCGCCAGACGGCAGCACGTAGGCGAACTCGAGCTCGCAAGGATCGCCGTTGATCGCTTGTGTCACCAGCGTGCTGTCGGCAAAGCGCACCTCGATCCGGCCGGTGAGCGCGACGATGGAGGGGTCGGCACCGTCGATGCGGCCGTCCGAGCGGATGGTCTCGATCCGGTCGAGGTTATTGGCATAGGTGATCTCGGCCGAGACCACGTTCCCAAGCGCGGTGCCGTTGCGGCTGATCGCGCCGTTGAAATGGCCGAACCGCTTCAAGGCCAGATCTGTGGGTGTGCCCGCGCTGGTCGTCGTCGCAATCGTCTCGCCCTGCGCCACCAGCCGCGCGGTCGTGGTCAGCACCCCGGAGCGCTGCACCTGCCACGACAGCTGATCCAGGACGCAGCCGGAATACATGGCAAAGCGCGGCACCTCTGGCATGCCCGTCTCGATCGACATGCTGGGCAGCGTCCAGGACCCCGACTGGAACTCATGCGTCCAGGGGCCGGTGCCGGTGATCGTCGGCGCCCCGAAGGCCGCTTTCAGCCAGAAGCCGAAGGCCTCGGCGTCGAGCGGCACGACAACATCGCCGTCCGCCGTCACCGCGTCCTTGATTGGGGCAAGCGGATCACGCCCGTAGCCCAGCAGTTCGGAGTTCAGCAGCGGTTGCTCGGCGCCGAGCGAGGTGCTGGCGAAGGGCATGCGGGTGAAGCCGCTGGCGGGCGGCGTTCCATAGGTCGTCTCGAACGCAAGCTCCATCAGCGCCCGCGCCCCCTGGGCTCGTGCCATGTCTCAACTCCTTGGATTGTCGGGATCAGCCGAGCGGGTCGGCCGTGGTGTAGTGCAGGACGACAGTGATGACCGCCGCCTTCAGGCTGGCCGCGCCCTCGACCGGCAGATCGACGGGACGTGGCGCTTCGGCTTCAACCCAGTCGCAGAGCCCGCCCAGCGTGCGGTCGGCGGCGAGTGTCGTGCTGATGCTGGCGCAGAGCGTGTCGAAGGTGGCGTCACGGTCGGCGCCCTGCACGACCGCCTCGATCTCGGCGCGGTGCTGATAGTGGTAGACGAGTGGTGACAGCGTCACCTCGGGCTCCCCCGGCTCGCCATCGTGCAGGATCAGCAGGCCATTGGCCGGCACGCGCTCGGGCAGCACCTCGCCGCGCAGGGCGGTGGCGGGCAGCGCCGAGAGCTGCGCATGTAGCGCGGCTAGGATGGTTTCGCGGGGTGCGGGCATGGAAATAGACCTTACGGCTTCTTTGGCCCGTTGCCGCGTCAGAAGCAGCGAACGGTAAGGTGAGCGCTTCTTTACCGTCGGCCTCTACAAGCGATCCGGCAGGTCGGCGGGAGGTTCCATGCAGCACAATTTTCGGGAATTCCTCCGCCACGGAGGCAGCGGTCAATACGTTTTCGCCCGGCAGAACGGCACGGTGTACGGCCACCGCGCGGCCATCTCGATCAAGTCGCTTTTTCCCGGCTATGCCGACCTGCGGGCCGATTTCACGGACCAACTCGATCGCGTCATCGCCGACAACACCCGGATGCTCCTGAATGCGCTGACACCCCCGGACACCGTGCCATGGGTGACGGAAGTCGACCTGCGAGATGTTTCGGACGCGAAGGAAGAGGTGCTGCGGCAGTGGGATGAGCGTCTGACGGCCATCTTTGAAGAATATCAGACCCACCCGCAACGCCTTCGCCCGTTGCGGACGAGCATGGAAGAGCGTCTGCTTCGCGCCTTTGCGGGCCTGATCAACCAGCTTCGGCAGCAGGATTTGGGGATCGAGCGTTACATCTGGCGCTCCCAGGACGACGCGAAAGTCCGTGATAGCCATGCCGAATACGACGATCAGGTGTTTCGCTGGGACGAGCCGCCCGCAGGCGGCCATCCAGGGCAGGCGCACAACTGTCGGTGCTATGCAGAGCCAGTTGCGCCGAGATCGCGGACTGATGTGATTCTTGCAGAACTTGCCCTTCCGGTCGAGGCACCCGTGGAGGCCATCTTGCGTCGCCTTGGTCTCCGGGCCGTTGCGATCACACCGCTTGGAACTGCCGCTCTGGCTGCTTTGGCCGCCAGCGATGCCCTGCAGGAATTCACGCGTCTGGCCACCGAACACCGGCTTCAACGTGCGGTCGAGATACTTGGCGTCGATCTCGGAACGGCCGAGGGGCTCCTTGCGGCTTTTGCGCACGAACTGGTGCAGGAAACGGTCATACGCGGTTTCGGGTCAAGTTTGCCGAAGTCGGTTGAGGCTGCACAGATCGCAGGGCAGGCGGCAGCGCTCTACGAGATGTTGAACCCCGGCACCATCGTGCGTGTCATCGAAGGGGATCCTGCTGCACAACTTGCCCTCGGAGACTTCGTGCAGCAAGCGCTACAACGCATTCGCGGAAGGCCGGTTGCGGCTGCAGGACGGCACAATTGCCCAAGGCTGGGTCGAGGTCTTTCCCGAACTGACAGAAGATGACCGACGCCTCGGGCAACTTCCCGGCTTCACGCCAGAACGCATCGAACAATGGCTGGAAACCTACACGGCCGAGGTTCTTGGCCTGCCGAACCACACCGGGTCGCCCGCCACCGAAGACCCGACCGGCAACATCATCTCCACGCCGATCCCGGATGAAGCGGGGCCGAACATTGTCGAGGCACGTCGGGATGAGGCGTTCACCACCCCTGGCGGGAATACGATTGGGCACCACGGCGACAAGGGCGACGGGCTGGAATACATCACAGGAAAAGGGCACACTGTCGGGCAAATCGATGACATAATCGCCAATCCCCGGCCCGATCTGAGCGGAATTGTCGCCGGACGTGGTCGATACAGGGGCCAGGACATGACTTTGTTGACCGGACAGGACGGACATTGGGTTCTCTTGAGTCCGGAGGGGCGCGTCGTCGCTGTAAGCAATCGGAACCGCCCCCTTTGGGAAACGGAAAATGAACCCGACCCGATCATCAGGCCATTGGAGTGAACATGCGCGAAGAGTTTGAAGAAATGCTGGAACAGCTCGAAGCCGGCAAATTCGTGTATGTTGAGCCCTCAAGCGTAATGCTCGAGTTCAACGAATTCATGGCGTCGCGGGGCTACAGCGTTGCGCGGCTGGAGGTCGTTAGAGTTCGGGGCGGTAGTAGAACCGGGCGCACCTTCGAGTACGACTTTCTGGCGAACAAAAGTCCAGGCTACGAGAAAGAATGGCAGATCTTTCTCGATCCACAGCGATCTGCCGCCAATATCCGCGACATCGTTCAGCGCGCCTTGAGCGAGGGCGGGGAATACCAATACCTGGTGTGGGCAGAGGTGCCACCATCCGAAGTATGACCGGTATTCCTGCCGGGTGAAGAAAAACCAAGGCCCCAGATGGACGACAAAGAAGCAATCAGCCTGCATGAGAAGCAGATCATGGCACTCGTTGCGGCTGGCGTTGATATGTCCATGGATCAAGAGTTCTTCCATGTCGGGGAGTATGATCTCGCGCTGGAAGGTGTCTACGTCGCACACAAAAAGCACCCGGGTGTGCTCGATGCAAAAGAAGTGCGAGCGCTCGTCGACGATTTCGGCATGGACACGGCCGAATTCGACCGGTGAGCTTCTCCTGGAGTTGATGTGAACCTGTTCACAGACCTGTACCGATTTACAATCGGCCGTCCACCCACCCCGCCACGATCAGCCCCGGCACACCGTCCACCGCCCGCGCGGCATCCCGCGCCAAATCCAGCCGCTTCGGCAGCTTCACCTGCGGCACCAGCAGGAAGATCGGCGCGGCGACCTTGCCGCGACCGGTTTTCGAGCGAGACACCACTGCCTGGCCCTTGGTGTTCAGCCGTCCCTCGGCCACCAGCAGGCTCGGGCCTCGGCGGCGATAGATGAACCGCAGACGCAAACCGCGTCGTCGCTCCCATTCGCCGGGGGTGATCCGGCCACCCCTGGTGCTTTTTCCGGCAGCTGGTGTGGGGATGGCCAGCCAGAATCCGTTCTTCGACCGGATCAGCGGGCCGGTATCGTGGGCCCCCACAATGACCGGGGTCTTGGACCAGACCAGCGCGGCCGCGTCCAGGCTCTCGCCCGACCTCGGGAAATTCTGGCTACGGATCGAGTTGGCAAGCCGTCGCCCCAGTCCCGCGCCGGTGATCTGCGTGCGCCAGGCAGTCTTGAGCCCGGTCCCGGCCTCGCGCATGGCGGCCGTCACCGCGCGCTCACCCGCCGCGACTTCGGCTGCCATCACGGCCACAATATCCGGATCGATGTCGAGCTTCAGCTTCATTTTCCCACGACGTTCATTTTCCGGCTACGATGTGTAATCATTTCAGTTTCAACACCGGGGAGAAAAGCGATGATTGATCGTGACGCGTATGTCGAGAAGATGAAGGCGAATATCGACGAATGGAACGCAGAGATCGACAAGATGCAGGCAAACGCCAAAGAAGCGCAGGCCGATGCGAAGATCGAATACGAGAAGCAGCTTGCCGAAATGCGAAAGCAACGCGATGAGGCCGAGGCGAAGATGAAGGAGGCGCAGCAGGCATCGGACGCCGCCTGGGACGATATGAGCAAGGGTTTTCAAGCAGCTTGGGCCAGCATCTCAGACTCGTTCCAAAGTGCGATGAAGCGGTTCAAGTAAACTGATCCGCTGGCCGTCAGCGTTTCAGATCACCAGCAGCCTACGACAGCCGCAAGTCCACGGTCCAGATGAGCCGCTCACGGTCGCGGACTGGCTCACCCTGAATGAGAAACGGCTCGCCGTCGATTTCCAAGCGATCGCCAGGACGCGGGTTAGACACTTCGGCGACGCGCAGGTCGACCCGGGTCGTTTCCGACCAGAGCCGCGCGTCGCCGAAATCACTGATCGCATCAGCCTGCCGGGAGACAACGCGCACCAGCACGGGCGCGCCGCCATCTGAGGTGTAGACCGCCTCGCGCCCGATGTTGGGATCAGCGAACAGCAAGTCGACGGCGGCGGCAAAGGCAGACATCACGTCCGCCGCGCCGAACGCAACACCTGCGGACGGGTGCAGATCGGCAGCGGGTTGCTCTCGATTTCGAGCCGCACCCATTCGTCACGGTCCCTATCGGGGATTGTGCGGGCGTAGAGCGGCAGGCCGAGGGTGTTCACCGTCTCGAACGTGTCGGCGGGGGCATGGTAGATCTCGAAGAGGCCTTCCACCCCTTCGGGATAGAAGAAGGCCTTGTCGGTCGGCACGCCGAAGCCCGCGCCACCTCGGTAGCGGCGGAAGGTAATGCCGCCAAAGCTGACCTCGTCGGCCACCCTGCCCCGCAGATCGGCGGCGGCAGCGGTGTTGAGATAGGTCTCGCGCACCTCCTTATGGGCGATGAGATCGGCGAAGAAGGCTGAGCCACATTCTGCGCGGACCTGCACTGCCCCGGCCGCGAGCCCGCCCATGCTGTCTTCGACGCTTTCGATCAGCGCCTGACAGCGTTTGCGCAGCGCGCCGGAACCCGGGGTCGCATTGTCGAGATCAAAGTCGATCTCGGTGGCGGGCGTGATGGCGAACTCGGTGAAGTAGTTGATCACTGTGGCGCTGTCCTTGGGATCCTTCACGATGCCCTGAATGCCGTTCAGCAGGTGATATTCGAACGTCGCCTCCGCATCCTGGCGCAAACGGCCAAGCTTTCGGGCGACCTCGCTTTGCACCTGCTGGGTGGCGCTTTCCGAGCCAAAGTCGCGGATCCCCTGGATTTCCGAGGCCCAGAGGACATCCTGCTTCTTGAACTGGCGACAGACGAAGGCGCGCATGTCGCGACGCTCGGGGACCTGTTGCTCCGCCTCCGAGCCGCGTTCGGAGAACGGGATCAGCGACAGCGTGCCGTCCCGGCTCTCGATCACGACGGTGCGCGAGCGCACGCCGCGCGGCGAGAACAGACTCGCGCCCGACAGGATCGCGGGCTTGAAGGGGATGTTTTCCAGAGCACGGGTGAGTTCGATTATGGTGAAGGCATCGCCTTCGAAGATATCCATGGTGGTCATGGGAATGCCTCCTTTGAGGGTTGATCAGCGGACGAGGATGCCGACCGCCAGCAGCGCGGCATGGGCGGCCGTGATCTCGCCCTCGCTCGGGGTGCCTATGAGCACGAGATCGTGGCGGTTGACGATGGCGGGGCCACGGACCAGCGCCACGGCGGGCACGTCCCCGCCCGAGCCGTCGGCCTTGCCCCAGAGCACAGCCACGGGGGTTTCGGTGCCGTCGACGGCGGCGGGATCATGGGCGGTATATTTGCCGGATGCGGTGATCTTGCCCAGCACGGTGCCCGGCTCGAGCGTGGCAAACGCTGTTCCTGTGGCGACGGTGACGGTTTCGCGGGTGTAGTCGCGGAAGGCTTCCCAGACGAGGAAGCCTCCGGGATGCGTAGTCTCGGTGAGCGTAGTCAAAGGGTTATCCTTTCAGCTTGAAGGTGCGGGCGACGATCTCGCCCCAGGGACGGGCCGTTGTGGTGCGGCCGGGTTGCGGGTGATGGGCGGCGATCTCGGGTTCGGCCTCGGCTTTCGCCGCCAGAAGGGCGATGCGAACGTCGTCGAGGCTGGCGTCCTGTTCGAGGAAGCGCCCGGCCATCTGCGGCTGGCCTGCAAGGCGGCAGAGATCGACGACAGCGTGAGCATGGGTGATCGCCTCGGCGCGGATCGCGGCGGGATCGGGCGGTGCGCCACCCGGAGCCGGGACCGGATCCGAAGGGCTGGGCTGGTCTTCAGCGACACCATGCAACTCCGGCTCAACGAGGCCATTGCCGTTGCTCTCCTCGCCGGTGCCGTCGGCAGGCTCGACAGCGCCGTCCACGATGCTGCCAGTCTCTGGGTGCGTGTTTATGCCTGTCTCTGGATTGCCTTCGTCCGGAACGCCTTCCGTCTGGGTCGGAACACCCTCCCGGTCCGTCCCATCCACTGCCTCGACGAGGTCGGGCGGCGCGTTGCGGAACCGGCCGATGTCGAAGCGTGCGGCCATCCTGACAGGCTCCGCCAGCCTGTCCGCGAAGCCCGCCGCCACCGCATCCGCCGCATCGAACCAGGTCTCGGCCGCCATCAGCGCTGCGATCTCGTCATCGGTCTTGCCGGATTTGGCGGCATATCCCCGGATCAGACTGCCCGCGATCTTGTCCAGCGCCTCGGCCATGGCGCGCATGTCGCCCGCCGTGCCAATTGCCAACCCCGACGGGTCGTGGATCATCAGGAACGCGTTTTCCGGCATGACGATCTCGTCACCCGCCATCGCGATATAGGACGCGGCCGACGCGGCAATGCCGTCGATCCAGACCGTGACCGTGCCCTCGTGCCGCTTCAGCGCATTGTAGATCGCCACCGCGTCGAAGACTGACCCACCAGGGCTATTCAGCCGCAGATCGACCGGCGTCCCCTCGGGCAGTGCGCCGAGTTCGGCAAGGAACCCCTTCGCCGAGACCCCGTAGGCGCCGATCTCGTCATAGATCGCCACTTCCGCGCCCGTTCCCCGGGCGCGGATCGCATACCAGCTTTTCATATTGTCACTCCTGTTCGGTGGCGGGATCGGTGGAGGCGGATCCGTCGCCCATGTCTTCGCCTGTGCCATCTCCGGGGTCAGGCCGCGCGGCGGGCGTTGCTCGTGCGCCCTGCGTTTCGCCGGGGCTCGCGCGGTAGCTCAGCCCCAGATCAGCAACGCGTTTGGCATCCGCCGCATTCTCTCGGTCAACTTCTTCGACGTCATAGCCGGTGGCCTCGACCACCTTGCGGCGCGAGGTGATGCCCGCTTCCATCGCCAGCACTTGCGCCTGGATGTCCTTCAGCGGGTCGACCCAATCCCAGCGTGGCGGGATCCATTGCACCGGCCGCGCGACGGCGGGATTGCCGATATCCAGCGCCCCCGACAACACAGCCGTCTCAAGCCAGCGCCGCCAGATCGGCCGACACAGCTGGTGCGCCATCACCCCATGCTGCAGCTGGCCGATGCGTCGCCGGAACTCGACCAGCTCGGCCCGCAAGCTTGAATAGTTCGCCTGCCGCACATCGCCGGTGACCAGATGATAGGGAAGCCCCAGCGAGGCCGAGACCGATAAGAGCGTCCGATATTGAAACGCCTCATAGCCGCCAGCAACGTCCGCAGGGCTCGAGAACTTCACATCCTCGCCCGGCAGCAGCACTTGCATCGTGCCAGGTTCGAGGCTCGCAATGGCGGTGCCATCGAGATCGGCCTCGGCCTCACCCATCATCGGGTCTTCCGGCGCGGTCTTGGTGATGAACCCCGCGAACATCGCCGCGGTCTTCTTCCGGTCCAGTTCAGCGTCGTCGTACTGGTCCAGCAGAAACAGCCGCACCATGGCCGGAGCCACATGCGGCAAGCCCCGGATCTGGCCTGCATCAATTGGACGATAGATGTGAAGCACATCCTCGGCGGGCACGCGCACCGTTTCCGGGATCACCGCTCCCTGATCGGTGCTGTCGCCGGGATGGCGACGGCGGAAGTGATAGGCCACGCGCCGTCCGATGCCGTCAAATTCAACCCCGCAGCGGATGCGATTGCCGTTTGCCGCAGTTTCGGTCTTCTCGAAGGGCAGCATCTCCGACTGCAGAAGCTGCAGTTGGAGCGGCACCAGCAGGCCGTCCTCACCCCGGCGGGGACGCAGGCGGACGAAGCATTCGCCCGCAACAAAAATTTCCCGCGCCACCATGGCCTGCAGACCGTAGAAATCGGTCAACCCGTCCGCGTCGGCCTCATCCGCCCATGCGAGCCAGAGCTGCTGAACGCTGTCACGCAACGCCGCATCTGCAATCAGCGACGACGGCTTGATCCCATCGCCCACCAGGTTTGCAGCGAAGGCCTCGCAGGCATTGGCTGCGTAGCCGTTGGTCACAACAAGTTCGCGCGACCGCGCCAGTAGTCGAGGGCCCCCCGAGGCGACCAGTGAATTGATATTTTCCAGCGGCGGTTGCCAGCCCCGCAAGCGCCGCTTGGCCATCGCGCCTTCCAGGCGAGCGGACACGGCGGCGGGACCACCGGGGGCCCGGCGGCGAAACCGATCGAACAGCCCCATGGATCACAGCCCCTTCGTCGTCGTTACACGCACCTGCCGAACGATCCGTCGTCCCTCGGCAGCCGCAATCTCGCGGTCGAGCGCCTCGAGAGCCCGGTCGATTTCCGCCACACTGCGATAGTCGACCGTTTTTCCGTCGTAACTGACGCGCGCCACGCCAGAGGAACGTTGGGCCGCCAGAGTGTCGCGGCGGGCACGGAGTTCCGTAGATGTCGGCATCTGAATTGACCTGACCTGCGAATATGTTTCATTTGGCCAACCGACCACGGATTGAAGCCAAAACCATGACCCCAGCAGAAATCATGCGCGACCTCGCGCGCGCCGACATTTTCCCGAAAGCTGCCATGGCCGAAGCTGGTGCCAGGCGCGAGGAAATGGTGCCAGTCTTTGTCGATCTGGTCAGCCGCCTCGCACAACAACGCGTTCCGGAGATGAAGGACTCTGACTTGATGGCCCTTATCCCGGTCTTTCACATGCTGGGCGAATGGCAGGACCCGCGCGCTTATCGCCCGTTGGTTCAGATGCTCCGTCGTCCTACCAAGGTCATCGACCATCTCCTCGGAGACGCAGTGACCGAAACGAGCTTTCGCGTCATCGCCGGAACATTCGACGGTGACTTGCAGCCGGTGTTCGACGCAATCGAGGACAAAAAAGCTGATGAGTTTGCCCGCAGCTCCCTGATGAGCGCCCTGGTTCTGATTGCGCAATTGCACCCCGATCAACGCCCGGCAATCGAAGATTACTTCCGGACCTTTCGCCAGCGCTGCCCCAAGGCATCGACCGATGTTCTCACCGGCTGGATGGACGCCGTTGCCGGTCTCGGGCTTGAAGACATGTCGGAGACTGTGCGCGAGGTTTTCGACAAGGGCCTGATCCCAAAGGACTACTGCGACTTCGGGCATTTCCTTGAGGATTTGGAGGCCACCCTCAAAGCCGATGGTTCACCCGCAAACCGCCGTTACCAGAAATCCCTGATCACCGATGCCATCGACGACCTGTCGCGCTGGCACTGCTATTCCTATACTTTCCTCGCTCAGCAGAAGACCCGAAAAGTTGACAACGCTCTGCGCGTGGCCCCGTGGACCGAGGCCCTCACAAAGACGCCAGACAAGCTTGGCCGCAACGATCCTTGTCCCTGCGGCAGCGGCAAGAAGTTCAAGAAATGCTGCCTGCATTGAACCACCCACAGCCAACGTGACACTGCGTCGCCAAACCTTTCACCTCATGTAATTTGAGCGCACGGTGCGCCGCTGTGGTCCCGCGCGCCGTGAAGCGGGTGTAGTGGTTCCGGCCCCGCCATCAGCCATGTCCAGCGCTGCGACGCCGAGCTGTGCTTCCAGATCGGCCCAACGCGCCTCAGGCCAGCGATCTGCCCCGAGGATCCATGCGGCGGCGCGGGCATAGACCCGGCAGTCCAGCGCCTCGTTGCGTTCGCGCAGCTTCTGCCATTCGAGCCGGGCAAAGCCGCGTTTGGTGCGCACCGTGATCAGTTGTTCGGCCGTGAATTGCTTCAACCACTCGCCGTCCGCCCAGTTTGGCAGATGTATCGTTCCGGGCGGGCAAAGGTGCCCAGCCTCGATTTCCTCCCGCGTCGGCCGGTCCTGCCGCAGGAAACGGTAGGTCTCGGTCTTGAAGGTCGACGTGGCGACCGTCCAAAGCCGTGCCCCGCGCCGCAGCCGCTTGCCTGCGATGGTCGCGTCCACATAAGTCGGGCCAGTGACCGGGCTTGAGCGGTTGAAGCCTTCGACGCCTTTGACCGGGGCCACCTGCGCGAAGCCGACCTGTCGCGACCATGCGTAGACAGCACTGGTCTCGTAGCCGGTATCGATCGCGAGTCGTGCCAACGTCATCGACTGACCGGAGGCATGGGCCCAAGTCTGGCCGAGCAAATTGGTCAGCATCTGCCAGCAGTCCGGATCGCCGGGCCCGCCCTCAATGACCAGGTGATCGATCAGCCAGCTCTCCAGCCCGCGCCCCCAGGCCCAGACATCGACCTCGATGCGATCTTTCTGAACGTCGGCCCCGGCTGTCAGGAACAAGCCGCGCTCTGGAACAGTCCCTCCGTCCCAGGTCTCGCGCCGGTCGGCCAGCCGCTGCCAGTCCGGCGCTTCGCCGGTCTCGACCCATGTCTCGCCGAGGATCGTGTTGCGGAACGCCTTGATCGCCTCGTCCGACCCCTGCGCCGCGTCCCATGCCCGCACGATCCGCTCCCAACTCAGCCAGCCAATCGGCGAATAGAGCGCCGAGAGGTGATAGCCGACGGTGCCGGGATCGGCCGCAACGGCCGTCGCGCGCCATTCGCCCGCTTCCAACATGGCCGTCTTGTGATGCTCGGCGATGGCCTGTTCGCAGCCCTCGCAGTGGTATTCCGCCGTCTCCGGCCGCCCCTTTTGCCAGCGCAGCCTCTCGAACTTCAGCCATTGCTCCTGGCCGCAATGCGGGCACGGCACGAAGAACCGCCGCTGGTCTGATGCCTCGAACTCGCGCTCGATCCGGCTCAGCCCCCGGATTGTTGGCGTCGAGACCAGAAAGACCTTGCGCCGATGTGCAAAGGTCAGCGACCGTGCTTCCGCCAGCGTGACCGGATCGCCTTCCTCGTCGGCCGATGCCGGATAGGCATCAACCTCATCGAGGAAGATGTAGCGCGCCGGGGTCGAGCGCAGCCCGACCGCCGAGTTCGCGCCCGTCATGATCAGGATGCCACCCGCGAATTCCTTCGACAGCATCGTGTTGCCCGCGTCCCGCGACCGCGCCGGTTTGACCCGCTCCCGCAGCTCGGGGCTTTCGTCGATCAGCGGATCGATCCGCTGGCGCGAGTTGCGCTTGGCCAGCTCCACCGTCGGCTGGACCGCGAGCATTGGTCCCGGCGCCTGGTGGATCGCAAAGCCGATCCAGTTGTTCCCGGCCTCGGTTGCGCCGACCTGTGCGGCCTTCATGAAGACGATCCGCTGTGTCGGATCGCCGGGCGACAGCCGGTCCATGATTTCGCCCATGTAGGGCGTGCGGGCTGTGCGATAACGCCCGGGTTCTGCCGAAGCGCGGCCCGAAAGCATCCGGTGTCGATCCGCCCATTCCGAAACGGTCAGGTCCGGGTCCGGCGTGAGGCCCGCTCCCCAGGCGCGCAAGATCTCTGCCGCGCCGTCGAACTCAAAAGCATCATCAGCGGAGATCGGGTTTGACCTCGGCAAGATCGTCGAGCTGGGCACGGACATGTTTCTCCAGAACCTTCTGCATGGCGGCGGGCTCCACACCCAGATCGGCCGCCATCAACGCCGCCGCCCGCGCGGGCCAGTTGACCCAAACGTCGCGCTCCTGCCGCGCCAACCGAAACACGAGCGACAGAGCACGGGCCCGATCGATCAGCTCGCCCTTCAGCTTTTGCAGCCGGAGACGGCGTTCCTGCGCCTTCAGCACTTCGTTGGCCGTCTTGGCCTGCAGGAACGTGGTGCCGCTACCGACTGGTGGGGCCGCCATTCCCTGTTCGCGCAGGGTTTCGCCCACGGCGGATACCGCCGCCTCGGGGACAGGTTTGAGTTTTGGCTGCGGCGCTTTCCGGGTCTTTGACGGATCGGTCGCCTCGGCGCGCAGGGTATCGCTGGCCAACGCGTCGATGCTGCCATCGGCATACAGAACCAGCCGCCCCGTCGCCTTGGCCTTCTGGATCGCACCGCGCGAGAGGCCGACGCGGGCGGCATATTGGCGCTCGCTCAGACCCTCCATTGCGCGCTCCGATTATCATTCAAAATCATGTGCTGATGTAGTTGATAAGCCTCCGCATCAGAGCGAACGTGATCCTGCGAAAACGATGCAACTCACCATGGAGCGCCCACGATGGCCCGCCTGAATCCCCAGACAACGCCCCGCCACCAACTGCGCGCCGAGAAGCCTGCGCGGAACAAGGAAGCAGCGATCAATGCCTTTGCGGCCAAGAAAGCCGAGATCGACGAGATGCTCGCCCGCTTGTCGAGCCTGAGCGACGAGCATTTCAACGCACACCCGGACGAGATCAACTGGGGCCATGTCGGCACCCTTGAGCATTACGCGAGCCTCCTGAAGCGCATCACCGACAGCGCTTTCAGCGAGGGCGAGCACGCCGAATGAACGGAGCCAGCGCCATGGAAACCAGCACCATCCGCATCGCCATTCGCGGCCTCAACGAGCCTTGGGACGCCAGCCGCATCCCGGCCGTCCTCGACGAGATCAAAGCATCGCTCCGCGAGGAAGCCGACATTCCCGCCCGCCTCACCGCCGACAGCATGACCATCGGCATCGACGTCGCCACCGACCGGCTGCCCGATGCCGCAGCGCTCCTGCGGGATCTCGGGCTGATCTGACCACGGGCCGACGCCCGAACTCCGTCCGCGCGCCCTGCGCGGCTTGGGGTTGTAGAAGGCCGCGACGGTCGCGGCCCGAACACGGAGACGACCCCATGACCAAGCTTTCCGACACCCAGACCATCATCCTGCCCCGCGCGGCCCGGAACGAGGACCGCATTGCCATGCCGCTGCCCGAGAGCCTGCGCGGCGGGGCGGCCGCCAAGGTGGTCAGCGCGATGATCGCCAAGGGCTTCCTCGAAGAGGTCGATGCGAACATGCGCAAGGACGAGCCCGTCTGGCGCGAGACCGGCGACGGGCACGGCGTCACACTGGTCGCCACCGACGCAGGGCTCGCCGCCATTGGCATTGAGCCCGAGGACGCGAACACCGCGCCTGCGGGCGCGACGGACGAGCCCGCGCCGGACACCTCAGCCGAGACAGAGGCCGCGACCAAACCCGACGTCGCGGCCTTGGACTGGAGACCGCACACGGTGAGAGGCGCGCTTGCTGGCGCGCTGAAGAAGAAGCTCGGGCTCGAGGTGACCTCGGAGAAGGTCGAGGGGCGCGGGCGGGTCTACCACCTTGCAGACACCAAATAGAGTGTCAAAATCCTCGGAGACGCATAGATGTTGATTTTTCGCTTGCCGAATCTGTGCGGGGAACGCTTTAACAGGTCCAGAGTGACGCGACACTGCCTGTTGCCTCGACCTCAAACACTGGGCCAGCAATTCGCTGGCCCCTTTTTTTATCGCCCGATCTGCGGCCGCTCCAGATCCTCGTCGTCGCCGTCTGACTTCATCGCGTCCGCTATCAGATGCTCGACCGTGTCGTGGAAGTAGGCCACGAGTTCCGAATGCAGCTTGTGGAATTCCGCAAGCACCGTTCTCTCGAATGCAATCGGCTGCACACGAACCATGACCGTTGTCCGGCGTTGGCGCGGGTAGCGGTATGGCCTGATGCCGTGTTTCCGGCACAAGGCCAGAAATATCCGAACCGCCCACGTATCCGGCAGCGAATACCTCACCTCGACCTCTGCTTCCTGCGGGGCCTCGTTCAGGCGCGTGGTCAAGCGATCAAGGGCCGCACCCGCCGCGGCCCGCTCGCCTTCGGTTGCACCACGCGCGAACAGCGCCTCAAGCTTGGTCAGCTTTACCCGGATATCTTCCTGTCGTTCCATCTCACCTGCCATCGATACCGACGGCTTGCTTGCCTGAGCCGGATGTTCCGGTCAACGACCAGTTGGCCGAACCCGGAGGTTTTCGAAGAGGCGGCGAAGCAGGAATGACCTGCAGATGCTGATCCCTGTGAACAGCCCGCCCATCGTAAGGTTCTGCGCCAGCGTCGTGTGCAGCCCGAAGATCGGAAAGATCAGGATCTGCGTCAGGACGGCGACGCCGTAGCCGACGAGCACGTTGGCGACGGACTCAACCAGCGACATGAGGCGCGACTGCTTCATTGGGCAAAACCCATCCGATTTAAGGCGTGGCGGAAACTCGCCTCTTGGAATTCGCGGTTCATGCTGCCGTTCTGCAGGTAGCGCTTGCCCGGAACGCGCAGGGCAATCGTTTGGTTCGGACAATCGACCGCAGGGAGATAGGCAATAGCCTGACGATCCAAGGCAACGAGTGCATAAAGGTCAAAGGAATTCTCAGCATACCGTCGCCGGCCTCCTTTTCCAGCGCGCCGCAGGTGGAACAAATACCCCGGCGTCACCCGGGTCTTCGGATCATGGTTCTTCGGCTTACGCGTCGACTTAACCTGAACCCGTAGCAGCGAGCCGTCGACATCGACCAAGATATCGTAAGGCAA